CAAACTTCATCACTGATTTAGTGAATCCGTTTTCGTCCTTTACAATAGCTTTAGGATCTGTCGTAGGACTTACAAAGTCTTTACGATCACTATATGTTGTGCGAACTAGAGTTGGAACAATATATAGCAGCCCTTCTACTTCCTCAGGAAGTTCAATAGGGAGTACCTCTGTTCTACCGAAGGTTAGACCTCCTTTTTCTTCAGTTGATTTTACTGGAAGACGCAATGCGGCTTCCTTCCCTACTGTAGGGAATGTAATTTCAAAACTTTGATCTTTTGTTTCATATACCACAGGATGTGGACAGAGATTCAAAAGCTTTGTTCCGTCTTCTAATTCCACAATTAGGTTATTGAAAATTGTTGCATAAGTTGTCATTTCTTTTCTCCTTTATAAATAAATAACAATGACAAAATGAATATCAGACGCTCACATCTTCTATTCATTATTATAGTATATAATTAAAATGATATAGTTTTAAAGTACTCTATGAGACAGATTCAACCTCCTAAGCCTAAATCTGGCTTAGGAGATAGGTTGTTTTAGTTATCATTTAAAGGGTCGTTAGAGAGAGCAGTATCATCTATTGGAAAATAGTATAATAGGTCATTTCTATGAGATTCGGTAAAATCACCATAACTGAAGTTGCATTCCCTACCTACTATTTGGATTCTTGTATCATATCCAGTTCCATCTTCAAATCTCATATTATCTAATAGATAAATCTTGTTACCAGCAACTGCATATAATTTAGAAGTATTGTATTCTTCTATAAAGAACATAATATCATCATAGTGCAATCTTCCAAGAGTATTAAATCTATCTGGTACTACATAGAAATATGATGTATACTGTTCTTCTTTCATCCATTTAATCCAATCTAAATGATTAGGGAATAGATTCATATATTCATTAGGAAGATATCTATCTGCAAAGAAATCAAACAAGAAATCTCTATCTGTAATCAATTCTTGATACTCTTTTCTAAATTGCTCATTAAGATCATCATATGGTAATTCGATAATATAAACACCATTATCTTTAATATTCACATCATAGCACTTACCAGTGGATCTTAGTTTCAAAGCATATAATGGAGAGAAGCTAGATCTTTCTTCTTTGATATTGAAATATATTACATCGATATCTGATAAGTCGAATTTAATATCTTCTTTAGTTTCATCTTCATTATCTAATAATAGAACGTTATCTATAGCTTTGCATTTGATGAGTCTAAGCCATTCTCTAAGTTCAGTTTTCTTCGGTTTATATTTATTAATCCTAGCATTCCTAGTAAGATATTTTTTAGCCATAACTCTTATAACTCCTAAACTAAGTAAAATCCATATTGTGTATTATCCATATGTGAAAAAAATAAAGACCCTCTCTAATGAAGGTCTTTATTTTATTAATCATTTTCTTTTCCAATAGTAAAATCTTCTATTATATTATTATACATTACCAATTTGCTATTAGCTGATTTGATTCCAATACTACTTATCATATCCACAACTTTTTTAAAGTTATTTTTGATCTCTTCATTCGGAGCTATATTCTTTATACTTTGATCGCATAGCCAATCAACAAAAGTTGAATGATCGCTATAAGGCATAGCAGCATCAAAATCTATTTCTTTATTCTCCATGAATTTTTCAAATACCATATAATTGGCAGCTGAGTAAGTTATTAATTCTTCTGCTAATTTATTAAAGTCATCTCCATCTTTAGCATAGAACCAAGTAACAGGAATCTTTCTTCGATATCTATTACCATATGGGCTTTCTAACCATGCATGCTCTTCAACAATTCGTTCTCCAATTATTTTACAGCATACAAAATCCGCAGTCTCTCTTATTTCTATATTTGAGAGGTATCTAAAAGGTTCTTTTCTTTTAGAAGTTAATCTAAGAGTATTCATCAATACTTGTTTTATATAAGACTTCTCATCAGAGGTTAGTATATAACATTGTTTCATCGTAATTACATCCTTCTACTTCATTATCATGACCTAGTATCTTAACTACAAACTCTTCTGCTCTATCTTTTACATTACAGCTGAATACAGGATGTTTTACTGAATTCCATCTAGCAGTACTATTCAAATCTTTAGGTATTTGATCTAATCCTGTTTCAAAATAATATATGTAGTAGCATGCAATTTCTTTACAGATCTCTCTAAATCTATTAACGACTTCCTCATTTGTCTGTGGACGGTCTCCTAAGATCTTATCTACATATACATTTAATTTTTCATATTTTCTTTTAAATCCTGTATATACGTCATATCTTTTTCTTAGGTGTAAAGATACTCGTACATAATCATTTTGTTCACTAACAACTACTTCAAAATCATCGCCTATACTCATATATGCTCTATATTCTGGATATGAACTATTATTAGAAATATAATGGTTTGCTATCTTTGAAACCATTGTTCTAATATCCTTTCGATCTCTTTGATCTAAATATAAATAATATCTCATTTTTTAATCTCCCCTATAATAGAATCATAGTCTGGACTATCTGTATATTTATCATAGTTCTCTTTAATAGAGTCTCTAGCCCAACCTTCAATATTATTTGGTTTATCATCAAATACGATTATATCGGCATAAGTAAATCCAGGCATAAACCCTGGTTGACCTGGCATACCAGTTTGTGGTTCTATTTCTTTATTATTCTCTAAATCAAAAGAATCAATAACGTAAACAAAAGCAGTTGTTTCATCTAGATATTCCACTTTACCAACTATACCAGATCTTAATTCTCCAGTAATTTCATCATTCCACTGGATTTCATCTTTTAATTGTGGGATTTGTAATATACTCCTATGAATCATTTTTATTCCTCCTTAAATATTTAAATCTTCAAAATATGATTCCACTATTATAGTATATAATNNTATTTAGATTTAAATTCTTCTATCTTAGATAATTGGTTTTGATTGTATTTGTATCTACCAATACCAACTAAACTATTTAAGTTAATAAGAATATCCTTAAATACGTTAATTGAAGGATTCATCTTACCATCATCTCTAGAGATACAGAATGCATTTCTAGGAGAGTATACTGCTTCACATGCTTCTTTAAATTCTTTATTATAAAGCATTAAGATATTAAGTGTATCTCCGTCAAACCTCGTGTTCAAGTGAGTCGCTAATTCACCCAGTTCTCTTATGAACTTCTCAATCGTTAAATTGAGAGCAGACTATCTCACATCCATAATATAATATATGGAGACAAGTACTTCGGATATGCTTATACCCTACTTCCCGCTACGGAATAGTCGTTGAACCTCTTAATCAAATCTGGTTATAAATATTTTTCCATAAATATCCATGTTTTATTTTACTAATAAATTTTCTAAAATTAGGATTGCAATCAATATTTAAAAATTCCGATATTTCTCTTGCACTATATCCATTTTTTATAAGTGTGCAAATATATTTAACCTCATCATTAGAATGAGTGGAATTAGGATGATCTTCTCCTATTTTAGAAAGTCCAGTATTTACAGCATGAATGCAATTTTCAGATCTTGTACACCATTCAAGATTAATTAGTCTATTATCTGTTTTTAGACCATTGATATGATTAACGTCTAAAATATTATGATTTTCGTTTAAATCAAAGCTTAATAATACTAATCTATGAACTGCAGTATTTTTAGAATCTATTTTCACATACTCATATCCAGTTCTATTTATAAATGATGATATTTTATATCCATTTTTAGAATATACAGATCCAAAATTACTAACCATATAATTTTTATTAAATGGGTATTCTTTATATATTTCATTTATATTATTTATAACATCTTTTTTACAGTTTCTATAATAATTCATAAAATTACTCTTTCTAGAAACCAGACTTGATCAAGACAGCTGCTTATCAGACATTGCATCAACCCTTAGCACCTTATAAGACTGAGATACTAAATCAATATAAGGCTTTTATTTCAGCATAGGTCATCTATAGATTTCTTTCCGAGTTTCCTCAGCATTCACATTTATGATTGCTCATTATGTTGTAGCATCTATAGCTTTAGCCTGTCCAAGCAATTCTCTTGTTAACCTACACATGTTACCATATATAGGGACCATTTTGTTAATCAGCGGCTAATCCATCTAATGTATATACATCAATACCCATTGTATAATCTAGAGTACATCCTACAACTCTTTTATATACGATTGATTGATAGAAAATAGTTGGGTTACGATTGATCAATACAGATACTCTATTAGTATTAATCAATTCATTGATAATTTGCAATACACGTTCATCTACTTTAAGAGATGCATAGTACCAAATTTTATATGCCTGAGCATATGTAATATTATAAGATTTCTTAATAATATTAATAAGTCTTTGTTGCATTAAGATACATAGACCAAAGTATGGTAATGTGATCTCATCCATTCTTAATTTAGGATTAGGTACAATAACTGAACGTTCAGAGAATGCAGTACGTCCAGAGATAATAGATCTTAAAGTACCTTTCTTACCAGATAAGATAGCAATGATTTCTGTAGTTAAGTTAGTTAACTTAGATTGCATATCCCATAACAATTGGTTTTGATATTTCTTATTTCTGTAGATAGAGAGATTATTCTTATTTACAGTAGCAGCAAGTTTTGCTAATAAGTTAAAATCAGCATTTGTAGATTCAAATGTAAATCTATGATTTTCTACCTTAGCAATACGAAGTTGTGTGGTATATACAGGAATAGAGTGGATAAATACTTTATCTCTTTCTTTCATGATCTCATCATAGAATTCCTTCTTAGCAGGTTTCTTCTTATAGAAGTATTCGATGATTTCATCAAAGTGATCTCTAAAACCCATCAACCCAATACCAGCAAATCTAGTATCTAAAGATGCCTTTTTACGTTTACCATATCCACCACGTTTAGACTTTTGTTTTAAGATACGTTTATCATATTGAGTCATAGGTTGACCATTAGCATCTAATTCTACAGATGGTTCTATGATCTCTTCTAAATTATTCTTACCAATCAAGCTAGAAATTGTTAGGAATAATAATGGGTGGATAAGACAGAATTCTTCTTTAATCTTAATCCAACCAAAGTATGTAAAATCTACACCCACAGATTTGACTTCTGTTCCACAGATTGGACAAACCCAATTCTTATCCCCTGGTACAGAATAAAATGCACCTTGTGTACAACCATATTTACAAGAGTATCTATTAGAATATGGGTTTTTATCTTGTAAAGATTTACCATATTTAGAACTGAAAATAGAGTCGTCTGATTTTAAAGCTTTGTTGATAGGTTGTGGTTCTTTGATAATAAAGCCATGCCCATTAGTGAGGTCTTTACGGCATTCCTCATCAAAATTGATCATCTCAAATTTAGTGAAATAATCAAATTGTTCACTCCTTGGATAGGCATTCGCGCTATTGTGATCCATCTTAAATTCTCCTCCTTTTTAATACCTTAAACAAAAAGAATTAATAATAAGTAAATGGGTTTGTAAAAATAAAACCCGCTAAGTACATTTAGTACTTAGCGAATCTTATTTCAAAATTATAGTATATAACCCATTATTTGATTGAAGACTTTTTATAATTTTTATAAGACTGAATTAGGAATTCTATCTTAGTCAATGGAACTACAATGCTTCTAACCCTAGCAGACAGTTCCAACTTTTCTTTTATAAAACCTACAAATTCTTTCTCTATGATACAACTACAAACTCTATCATAAGAATCTATAATTCTTTTCTTAGTCTCTTGTGGTTGATCATATGCGTCGGCACTAAATTTTACTTCAATAGCACTTTCTTTTTTACCAGTTTTTAATTCTACGATATATAAAAATTTATTTTTGTCTTCGACTGTAATTTTGAAATTCCCTGATACCATTTTTGATATTCCTTCACCTTACATTAAAATTTTATATCCATTCTTTGGGATACTCATTATAATGTCAGACCTATCCAAATATACTATGGAGACATTCATATAATTCTAAAGATTCATATGAAAGGAGTTAACCTTTTATGGCATTAAAAGTTGTAAAACGACAAGCTAAAAGAATAACTGATCCTAAAGATATTGAATATCTTTTGGCTATAACAGAGGACGAGTGTACTAAACTATCTTTTGCAATGGATATGTTTGGGGAATTTAATGATACCAGAAGATTTCAGCCATATGACCTAGTTGATATTCCAGTTGGGAGTTATGGTCCTGAAGGTAATAAGAATAGTAATATTATTAAAACTACTGTAGGTATTTGGGTATTTAATAAAGCCTTTATCGAACAAGACTTATTTGAACTGTTTGGTTATATCAATGAACCTATTACGAGTAAGATGTTTAAAAAGATTAATAAACAAGTTTCTTATGCAGTAGTAGAAGATAAAGTACCTTTAGATGCCTTAAAACGTCTTATTACTAAAACAGAAAAGTTCCAACCATACTGCAACATCTTATCTGCTTCTATTACTGAAAATATGATGAGTATTCCTAAAGCTATTTCTAAAAAGAAACAAGAACTCTTAAAGAAATATGAAAAGGAATTAGATGAACACGATCCAGTAGTATCTCAAAAAATAGAACAAGAACTGATTAAAGATTGCAAAGAAATGCTTAAAGATGATCCATCCATTGATATGATTAATTCTGGTGCTAAGATTGACTGGAACAATAACTTCAAAAACATGTTTGTTATGAAGGGCGCATCTAAAAACCCTGATCCATTAAATCCTAATGGCGAATATACTGTTATTAAATCTGACTTAACAACTGGTATTAAACCTGATGAATATGCTGCATTCTCAGATTCTCTAGCATTTGGTCCATATGCTCGTGCTAAGAAAACTGCTGATGGTGGTGCATGGGAAAAGATCTTCGTTAAAGCATTAGAGCATTTAACTGTATTGGAAGAAGGTTCTGATTGTGGTACTAAACGATATAAAGAAATTCTTCTAACTGGTGATAATATCGATGACTGGATGTATAGCTATATTGTAGAAGGCTCTAGATTAGTAGAATTAACTTCTGATAATAGAGATTCTTATATTGGTAAGAAAGTAAAATTAAGATACTCTGGTCTATGCGAATCCGAAAAAGGTATTTGTAATAAATGCGCTGGTAATCTATTTACTAGATTAGGTATTAAAAATGTAGGGGTTGCATCATACGTTATTCCTGCAAAAATCAAATTGAAATCCATGAAAAACTTCCATGATAGTACTGTTAAGACATTCGATATGGAAGAATATGGTTATGATAAAATCTTCGGTTACTAAAATCTTATCCCCTACTAGATTAATTCTAGTAGGGGTGTTTTTAATACTATAAAAAGTGTAACAGTAATTGTTAATAATACAGCAACTATTGTAACCCATATAAGGATCTCTAATCTTTCTTCTTCAAGAGCTAGATCTATTACAGTATAAATATCATCAACGTATTCATCAATAGGTTTTGAATCTATAATATAGTCAGACTCATCTGTTTTGATATCTTTTTTATTTTTTACCATACTAGATCTATACCTAACATACTCTTCATTAGATCCTTCTTTCTTAAATCTTTCAAAAGCAAGATTTTTAACCATTTCTCTTAATGCGTCCCTCATATATAAATCACCATCCTTTTTACTCCTTAGTTTTTATATTAATAAAAAAGAACCCCATAGGAACAAAGTCCTATGGGGATAGATTTTATTAGAAGTAGATACGGTAGATGATATCCCAAGAAGCACCTAAGTCATTTAAGAACTTATTAGGGAAGTTGATTCTTGTAGCTGGACGGATATCTTGATAGTAAGTATATCCATCTTCACTTTCTTTCTTATATGCTAAGCATAAGCTGATACAGTTGAATCTAGCATCATTAATACCAGTAGTATTAATAAAGTAATCACGGCAGTCATCTTTAGTAATAACCAAAGTATTTTCTACAATGATTTGTGCTGGTAATTCAGATTGATCATCATAAATTGTAGCATCAATAGGAGTACCATCTTCCAATTGTTTACGTTCAGTAGGATCACTATCAAACTTTTTAAAGTAATAAGCAACCATCTTTTTATTTTTTAGCTCTTTACGACCAAAGTAAATTTGACGATTATCGGCATCAAGATCTTTATCTTCTGGAACGTATTGGAATGGAACCATATCTTCTGGAGCAATCCATTTCTTATTATCTACTTCATATTTTAAAGCAGATTCACGGTTACAACCAGAAGTACCTAAACAGAACAATTGAACAAAGTAGTTATTCAAAACTTCTTCTTGATTAGGATTATTGATTGTATTTTCTAATTGTAGTCTATTATTATAGGTAGGAGTTACAAAAGATTTATCATGAAGATCAAACATTCGCATAGCAATAAATTCAGATCCAGAGATAAGAGTTTTATTACTACCACGGAATAATTCTAATCCAGTATCATGATCTCTAATAATAACTTCTGTTTTTAACCCATTAGGATGGCCTTCTTCTAAGGATACAAGATCTTCAGATCCTTCAGAAGATTTAGTTAAGACTTCCTCTTGGATTTTGTATTTATCATTAATCACGTTGGTATTCCTCCATACTTTATTTAGATTTCACTATTACATATTGGTCATGAGTTAATCCACATTTATCTTCAAAGTCTAGAGGTGGATTAAAGATTTTAACTCCAGTTAAATTAGTACATTCATCAAACATTCCTTCACAGTTAGTACTGCTAGTCATATCTATAATACCTGTAATTGTAGTTAAGTTAGAGCATCTATTAAACATATCTCCAAAATCTTTTACTTTAGAAGTATCGAAATGAGTCAAGTCTAATGTAGTTACATTAGTAGCTGCAAACATTTCATTCATATTAGTAGCAGAACTTGTATCAATCCAGCTTGTATCTATAGTAGATAAACTAGAACACCATCCAAACATTCCAGAGAAATCTTCTACTTTAGAAGTATCTATATGAAGATTAGGAATATCTGTTACTGCACTTCTTTCAAACATTTTTGAAACATTATTAGCTTTAGCACCATTCAATTCTGTTAAGATAGCAGAAGATAATATATGCATAGTAGAATCTGGATCTTTTGTAGACATGTATTTCTTGAGGCTTATGTAGTCATTAGTAATATTGATAGATAGGTTGAAGTCTGTATCAACATTGGTCTTAGTAACTACTTCGTATTGATCGTGTCTAATCTTAGTTACAGATTCAAAATCTGCAGGAGGATTGATAACTTTTACACCAACTAAAGTATCACAACCGACAAACATGTTCATATAGTTTGTGCAAGAACTCATATCCAATACACCTTCAATATTTACGAGTTTTGAACAATCTTCAAACATGAAGCTCATATCTTTAACTTTAGATGTATCCCATGTAGAAATATCTATCGAAATAACATTTTCACAAGCGGAGAATGTTTCAGACATATTTACTACATTCTTAGTATTAACCCATTTAGCATCGATACTGCCTAGAGTATTACAATCTTCATACATTGCGAATGTAGAAGTAATCATAGAAGTATCTGCATGAATAAGATCAGATCCTGGAACATTTACTACTTTAGATAAACCTTTGAACATTTCTTCTACATTGAAAGTATGTTCTACTAATGACAAGTCATTTTTAATAGTATCATTCAATATAGCTACTTGACCAGTAAGATTACCTAAAGATTTTTGAGCATATTTAGATAGATCTTTATAAATACTATTAATAGCAATATTTAAACCAAACGTCCAATCCTTATAAGTAGTACCTAGTTTTAACTTACCTGGAATGATGATAGGTTTGATTTCTTCTTGAACAAATTCAAAGTTACCAACAAAACTATCAGTATCTACATCTTTTCTATCAATATTAGTATCTGCATTGATAACAGTATTTACTTCGTATAAGAATGGGGATAATTTACCAATTAATAGATCTTGAGATAATAGATTCTTAACATAATTGAATACGTCAGATTTAATAATATCTTTAGAGAATTGTTTGTAATCATCACCCTTAACAGTACCATCTATATCTTTCATTACAGTTTGAGACCATAGATAAGTAGATGCTGGAATATCTATAGTAATATACTTGCGATCATTATTGTAGCTGAATACTAAATCTTCTCTCATCCAAGGAACTTTATCAAATCTTTCATCTACATGATTGATCTCTTTATCAAATACCTTTTCTACGATAGGGTAATACTCTGGTCTCTTATCTATTTCATTTGTGTAAGCCATATCATTAGGACGAATAATTACGTCCTCATCTCTGTCTTTACCCCAGGTGATTTCCATAGTAGTATTTCTTGTAAGGAATACTATCTTATAGGATTTGAAGAATTCGATCATGAGCATAATATACTTCATGATTTCATTACCAGAGTGACCAGCATATCCATCAAAGATGTATCTCATATCACCCATATATTCATTTAGAATATAGATGATATCATCTACTAGACTTGTAATAGTATCAATCTTTTCATCAGAAGAGATAATGCTATTTACCTTAACTAGTTTATCATATAATACAGTATCTTTATCTTTTAAGAATTCAGTATATGTTTTAGCAATCTCACCATTGCTTAAAGTAAAGTACTTCATGGTGAGCTTCCAATTCATAAGAGAATCATAAAGGTCTTTCCATACTTTATATTCTTCCCAATCCTGAGCTTCAAGCATTCTTTGGCAAATAGTTCTACGAACTTCTATATTTGTTTTATAGATATTCATAAACTCTGCTAGATCTTTAATTTGAGATTTAGGAGTGATGAAATCCCAAATAGGGAATTCTTTTTCTTCTCTGTGTTTCTTTCTCAAGTATTCTTTAAGATCAGAGAGACTGGTTCTAAAGTTAAATCCTTGAACAATCATTGTCTTAGCAGGATTATCAATAATGAAATCTTCAATACCGTTAAACATGTAAGTCAAAGAAGTCATAAAGATAAATAAGTGTGCTAATTTAAATGGGTGAGAAGTAGAGATAGATGGAATCTTTACTAATAACTTTTCTTCAAGAAGAATATCGTCATAAAGCATGCTATAGAAATAACTCATTTGAGTAGAGTATGCTGAGATATCAATCATTTGAGTTATACCATAGTATTTGGTTCTAGCATAGTTCCATGGTTGTTTATAAATAGCATCTTTTACTAATTGATGATTGTTGTCTTTATAATCAACACCATCCCACCAGCCATCACCTTTAACCATTACATCATAATCTTTATAGTTTGCACTATCTTTCATATTATCTGTAACGTATTGCTTATCTACAGGAATCTTACAGAATTTTAGATTAGTAGTATATGAATAATCTTCTTCATATGCATATCCTACAGTAGATCCACCATTCGTATTATAGATATAATGAATATAAAGTTTGTCTCCACACTTAGCTATATCTTTAGGATTGGTGAAATAGAAACTACCATTAAAGATACTATACTCAGAATCATCTAATACATTACCATATGAATCAGTAATAATATAAGGCCATCTATTTTCAAAGTAATAATCAAATGGAACTTTAATATCCATATATCCTTCTGGAGTGATAGATATAGGATTTTCTAAAGTTTGAACTGTTAGAGATGGATTAGGATTGTTTAGATAATGCTTATTATAGATGAATAAGAAGTTTTCATTTATATCAGCATTAGAAACCGTTTTAGGATTCATAGTAACATGGAACTGATTAGTTAATCCCATATCATCACTTGAATGAATAGAGTTTTCACTAATAGTAATAAATCCTTGATCAGTTTGAATATAAGGGAAGAATGGGAAATTGATATTGAATTTAGGATCTCCATGATTGAAGATCTTATGAGTTTCTTCACTCAATACCAAAGTATTTTCTGTAACCCCATTATAGAAGAAAGTTACATTTAATTGCTGATCTTTCTTTAAGAAGAGTTTCTTTTTAAGAAGTCGAATATTTTTCTTATTATAGTTTACAGTGTAATCAATTCCTTCAGTAAGTTTATTACCTTCAATATCCACACATACTTTATTTCCCTTAGTAAAGTAATTATCTACTGGGAAGGTAAGAGGGAATCTATCTTGATTATCAGCACCAGCTAGTAGATGTGTAATAGCTACTTTAATATTACTGAATTCAGGTTTGGTTCTATCTTTATTTACATAAACCAATTCTAATTCTAATTCATCACCTTTTTGAAGTGCTAAGGTATCGTTTACTATAACAAGTGAGTTATTAGTAACACTATACCAATCTTCAGGAAGATATTTATCTAGATATTTTACATAGTGTTTATATTTAGTAGCTACATAATTCTTAAATGGGTAGTTTACTTTGAATTCATTTTGATAATCGGTAGAAGCTTTGAACTTGATTACTTTATCAACCAATTCAATATCTTCATTGATAGCATTTGTAGAGTAAATGAAATTAAAGTCTATAGGAGTACCTTTTTCGAAATTACTTTGTTTCAAAGTAATATAAGCACCACCATCAATTTCAGAAATATTGATGGTGTAATCTTTATTAGATATAAACTTCTTACCAACCATAACGAAGAATGTATTACCATTTAAGCAGTAGTTTTTAAATGGTTCATCAATATGAATCTTAGTTTGATTATTAGTATCTGTTAGAGTAGTAGACTTAAAGAATCTAGCTTGAGAGTAATTGGAGTAGATAAAGATACAATTTACTTTCTTACCAATAGTATCTATTCTATTATCAATAGTAAGAACATTGGTAGCTAGATCTACAGAATATGTATTCTGAGGTAAGAATACAGAATCTACTGTTACGATTAACTGATTTTCTTTTAAGAAGAAATCAGAGAATGGTAAAGTTCCTAAGCTAATAGTATTAGCACCTTCATAGGTCTTTACTTTAGTTTGAAAGTTATAAGATTTATCTACGTTGAACTTGATATCCTTAGTAGATCTATCATAATAAAAATCATAGATGATTTCTTTTTTACCATCTAAGATTTCATTGAAGAATCTTACTTTGTTATAGTCGTAGATCTCATAATCTATTCCTTCTCTTAGTATCCTATCTTCTAATCGGATAAATAATACATTTCCTTTTTGAAGATAGTATTCGAATGGGAATGGAATGATTCCAGTATAGTCATAGTACAAGTGACCATTAATATCTTTAGAAGATCCGCCTTCATAATCTACAATTAGATCACCATTTAAATCATAACCAAGATGATTAGGAACAAAGGTTAAATCTTTGCCTTTAATTTCTTGGAATGAAAGATTTACATATGATGCGGTTTGAACCTTTACTGCAGCATTGAAATCTTGCTTAGTAGATTTATCTTTTAATGTAAGGCTACCACCAATATCATACAATGAAGCACCATTAATAGCAGCATAGCCTAATCCAGCAGTAGTATTTAATGGATCACTAAATAAAGTAAGATCAAACCTAACACCTTTAATAGCAGCTACAGCCGAAGCTGCTGCCATTCTAGCTTCTAGACT